ATGCGAAATCAGATATTGGCAGAGAACGCAGGGTTCACAGTTGGCACAATGTTTTGGAAGTTCTATAACTTCGAGGCGTGGATATACATTAAATGAAAGCGAAGATAAAAGTTGGACAAGTTGCTTCAGTTCCTTTGTCATCCCTTGAGGCGTACCCGACAAATCCTCGTCGTGGCGATATTGAAGCGATTGCTCAATCTCTCAAAGCCCATGGGCAGTACAGACCGATTGTTGTTCAATACGGTTCGAATTTTATCTTGGCGGGAAACCACACATACAAAGCGGCGAAGAAACTCGGCTGGAAAAAAATCAAGATAACTTATGTGGATGTAGATGAAGAGTCCGCTCGTAAGATTGTCTTGGCTGATAATCGCCTAACTGATTTGGCTGGATACAACGAGCCACTTCTGAAATCTTTGCTGACCGCTTTACCTGAACTCGAGGGTACGGGCTTCACTCAATCAGAGGTTGAGACTTTAGATAGATTGATAAGCGGTAAAGACAAAGACAACATAACCGATTCTAAGCCTTTACCTAGTGACCCTGAAGTAAAGATTAGCGCTTGGAAGTTCACAGTCGAGATGGAGGCTTACAAGGCTTGGAAAGAGCAACTATACGCCGAGGCTCCGACAAAGCAGAAAGCAATCAAAGCAATCAAAGAACGCCTTGGTTTTCCTGAGCGTAAGCCTGTTGAACCTGATACACAGCCTGAACGAAGCGAGAGTTCACCCGAGGACATTGAGACAGTCACAATCAATGAGATTAAAGTTCACCCTCTCAACCCGCGTGAGGGCGATATAGGCACAATCATTCAGTCCCTTGAGGTAATGGGTCAGTACCGACCTATCGTGGTTAATAAGCGAACCAAGCACATTCTCTCGGGCAATCATACTTATCAAGGCGCAGTTCAGTTGGGGTGGGAAAAGATTGCCGTTCATTGGGTCGATGTCGATGATGTAGAGGAAATCAAAATCCTCATTGTCGATAACCGAACCTCTGACTTGGCAACATACGACCCACAGGAGTTAAACAAACTTCTTACGAGTACGGGCTTGCGGGGAACAGGCTTTACTCCTGAAGAGGTTGCCGAAATCTTGGGTGGGGGAAAATCCAAGCCTGGGCATATTCCTGTGGGTCGCACAACCATTCGAGTAGGCGAACACTCAATGCGAGTTCATACAGAGGACTTAAACGAATGGGCTAATTCAATCTACGGCTGGAAAGATATTGCTGAGTTGTTATCTTTGCCTATCGATGCTTGCACAACCGAGGTAGAATAAAGACATGGAAAAGAAGATAGGTAAGTCTTGGATTCTTTACGGTAGAAATAATGGATTCGCCATTGGCTTTACTATTTCGAAATACAACTGGTGGCTTGAATTAGGATTTTGGTACATCGGGATGGAGTTCTAGTGGCAACGGCAGTAGTAAAGAAGAAACCCGCTAACCCAAAGGGCAGACCTAAAGGAACAACGGTTCTCCTTGATGATGTTAGACGCGAGGAGTTACTTAACCTGATTGTGCTTGGCTTGCCAGTAAACAAGGCAGTAGCGATGGTAAACATTGCTGAGTCCACTTTCTATAACTGGATGAGCCGTGGAATGGTAGAGCGGGATAGATTGGCGACGCTTCCTGATGCCAAACCTAAACCCGAGGAGAAAATATATTTAGATTTTTTGGAGTCTCTCACACGGGCGCGAGCGGAAGCAATCGCTAAAAAGGTGGCAGTCGTATCAAGTGCGGCGAGTCAAGGAGATTGGAAAGCATCCGCTTGGTGGTTAGAGCGTCAAGTGCCTGAAGATTTTGGTCGCATAGATAAGCAAGAAGTTCTATCTCATTCCGTGTCAGAGGTAAGAGTTACAGTCACCATGGGAGAACTTCAAGAGAAGATAGCCAAAGTCCTTGAGTCCCGTAAAACAAAGAGCGCTTAACTCATGACCGAGAGACTTCTCGATAAGTTCCTCGAAAGTGATTCCATGAAGCAAGCCGAGTTGCTTGCCATGCTTACACCTGATGAGCGTCACGCCTTGTTGGTCATCCTTGATGCTGAGTTAGATAACCCTTGGGCTAGATGGCAGAACGACCCAGTTGGATTCGTTGAGCAAGGGCTAGGCGAAACTCTATGGAGTAAACAAAAAGAGATTCTCACTTCATTAACACAAAATAAAAGAACAGTAGTTCCCGCTTGTCACGCGCCTGGGAAATCTCACTTAGCGGCGAGAGCAGTAGCGTGGTGGTTATCTACACATCCCGCAGGTACAGCGGTTGCAATTACAACAGCGACTACACATCGACAGGTTCGAAACATTATGTGGCCGCATATTCGAAGAGTTCACGCTAAACATAATCTGCCTGGGGAAGCCGATACAGTTCAATGGAAAATAAATGGAACCGTAGTTGGTTATGGATTTAGTCCAAGCGCTCATGATGAAACAGCGGTGCAGGGTATTCACGCACCTAACTTGCTGGTCGTAGTTGATGAGGCTGGAGGTTTATCCGACACAATCGGTGGCGCACTTGAGTCTCTTATGACAGGCGGTAACACGAAACTACTTGTCCTTGGTAACCCGCCAACAGATACAGAACAAACTTGGTTCGAGCGTATCTGTTCGAGTCCGCTCTATAACATCATTTCGATTGGTGCCTATGACACACCAAACTTTACGGGTGAGCCAACAGGCAGATGTCGCTCATGTCCTGATTACATTGAAGCGCATGAAGTCAAGACGCACCTCGTAGACCAAACTTGGGTGAATGATGTTATCTCTGAGTTCGGTGAGGATTCTCCATTCGTTGAAGCCCGTGTTATGGCGCAGTTCCCTAAGTCGAGTACAGGCAAGGTCATCCCTTTTGCTTGGGCTGAATTATCAACAGAGAACGAAGAGCCACTTGAATCAAAGATAATTAAACTTGGAGTTGATATTGCTTCAGATGGTGGAGATGAATTCGTTATTGCTCGCCTAGATGGTTATGCAGTTAGCATCGTCCATCGCTCATCGGGTAAACAAAATGCCAACGCAGTTGATGTAGCAGGTGTGGTCATGCGAGAGATTGAGAATTGCGTCAAGATACATAGCGAGCGCGAATTGCGAGACCGAGTTCGAGTTAAGGTCGATACCATCGGATTAGGTTGGGGCGTTGTCTCTATGTTGGATAGATGGGTCAAGGAGCGCCAGTTACCCGCTGACATCATTGGAGTCAATGTAGCCGAGAAGCCTAAAGACCAAGCCAAGTTCAAAAATCAAAGAGCCGAGATGTGGTGGAACGCTCGACAGATGTTGCAACCTAAAGAGGGTAAACAGGATGTGCGATTGAATGTAGATAGGTTCGTCCTCTCGCAGTTGGCAGGACCAACATATACATCGGATGCGTCGGGTCGAGTTGTTATTGAATCAAAGATAGACATGAAGAAACGGGGCGTGGCTTCCCCTGACCGTGCTGAAGCAATACTCTTAGCACTCTATGAAAACCGTTCAGTTATTCAAAGCATCGCGCCAATATCTATTGGGCAGTCAAATCAATGGGGAACATTATGAGTCGCTCTGATTGGGATTTAGATTTACGCTTCGGGCAAGAAGGCGAGGTTATAGTCAATTCACTATTAACCGCACCGATTGAAACAGTCGAAGTCAAACGAGATAGGCGCTGGAAAGAAACAGGCAATCTCTACATTGAAACCGAGTGCTGGTCAGATGTCCTTGCTTGCTGGTACGCATCGGGCATCAGTACAACCAAGGCAAGCCATTGGTCATTTATCCTTGAAGATTCCGTGCTGACAGTACCTACCGAAAGAGTTAGCAAGGCGGTAGCGTTTTACGGAGTAAGGCGTGAGATGAACCGCCCTGAGTATTCAACCAAGGGATTCACAATCACAGTTGCAGACTTACTTAAGGTCTCTCAAAGCGTTTAACTCTTTCCACCTTTTGATTATCTCAATACCTTTTTCAAGTCCGTACTTGTTGTACAAAATCTGACATTGCCTCAGAGTTAAACCCGTATGTGGATGAGATGACGAGAGAATCCCCGTGCCAAACTCATCCACAAGTTCATTGAGTATCTCGTCGCTCACGCTAAGACGCTCTCAGGCTGGATGTCGTAAACAGATTCATAGAGCAGTTGCCCATCTTCCCAATCTGTCCAGTTGCCATCGCTTCGAATCGTAATGTCCTCACCAAAGATTTTCTTAGCAAGGATGAGCGAGGCAGTCACGGCTGTGTCGTAAGGCTTTTCGCCTGTCTTACAGAATCCATCGTCGTACCTCTCATCGCCAACAGGGAGTTCAATATAGAAACTCTCATGCGCTCCATCTGCTACGCCGTTGAAACTTACATAGTTAGATTCGTACTTTTCATCCCCGATTGGAATTCCTGCTTCATCGGCTGTTGCAGTTATCTGCTTGACGCCTTCAACGAACTCAGCGAACTTTTCAGCCGATGGCTGTTGATTGAACTTCCAGTAATGTGTGTACCCCATTTTATGCGTTCTCCTTTTCTAAGTGTTGTTCTAAACATCTATTTCTCCACCAAGCACCGCCGTTCGTTGATGCTGGAGTTAATACCTTGATGAATGATTCAGGAGCCTCGTAGTACAAAGGCTCTTCTGATTCGCCTATGACCTTGGTGAATACCTGACCATTCTTGCGCTGAGTTAAAATCACACACGCAAAGACTGAGTTATCCTCAAGTTTCTTTAGGGCTACATAGAAAGCCTTTTGACCATCTACATTCTTGCCCTCAAAAATCTTGACGCTCTCATAGATTCCGTCATAAGTCCGACGGATGTAATACTCGATAAATGCTCGAGTTGTGAAATTGCTTCCGACATTAGTTACATCCCACCCCATTACGCTACCGCCTTCTCTTTTAAGATTTCAGATAGTTTTACTACTAAGTCATAAGGCAAGGAGTTCAATGAATCGTAAGGATTCACATACTCAACCAAACCCTCTAATTGTGTTAGAAGTTCAGCAAACGCAGGTTCGTAAACTTCTTTTTGGAACTTTTCCCTTTCTGCTCTTTCCTTGGCGTATCCAGCAAACAAGATTTGGCGCTCTGCCTCTTCTTGCTTAATCTGCTCAACATACTCTTGGTATTCGCCCTTGATGAAAGAAAGAGGAACCCATTCAGATTTGGCACCGTAGTACCTAGGGTTAGAAACATCAATCTCTTCAAATGTAACTTTGTCTACGAATTTAATCTCGACTTTCTTTTTGCCCACGGCAATTACTTTGACCGCATTGACCCAAGCAAGTCCGCTGTAACTTCTATAACGCTTGTAAGCATAAATACTGCCTACTTTAATTTCTTTACTTTTCACGATGTTCTCCTCTCTAAGAACAAGTCCAGTATATCATAACTGGGGTTAATAATCTAACAAGTCTGACTTTGACCCTTTGGTTTTCCGTCCCATAACCAAGCCGATGAGAATGAGTTAAGGCTGACGCCGTAGCCATCTCCGTAAGCCTGAATCTTCTTGCGTTGGATTGGATGAGTCTTTGTGATGAATGGATTCACATTGTCCCAATCATCTTTTTCGTTGTCCCAGTTGCGAACCTGATATTCAGGGGAATCAACTGGCACCACATTTTGATGCGCCCAACCTGTGACCTCAACGACCTTCTTGCCAATCTCTTGAATCCACACGGAGAACTCGCTGACCTTAACCACCTTGAAGAACTCGATGTTGGTTTGGTCGTAGCCCCAAGATGAGTAAAGAATGTCGCCGACTTTAGGCGTAACTTTTACCTTTTCGATTGTTGTAGTCATTAGTTGCTTACTCCTATTCCGTAACCTTCTCTAACAGCCTGTTGAACGCTTCTCTTGATTTCGCCAACAGCCCACTCGAAGTTTTCTTTGTTAGCGATGTTTTCTACATGAACACCAGTTGCCTTTGTGCCGTAGTAGATTTCGTAGATGCCGTAGCCCTCTACTTTGTAAAGACGATACTGACCAATCTTCTTGACCGCTTTCTGAGCCATGTCATTTCCTCTCTCTCACTTACAACACCAGTATAACACAACGGGGGTTAATAATCATCCCAATTCAACAACTATTTTTTTCGAACAGATGTTCGCCTGATACCCTTATCCCATGTCTCTTACGCCAGCAGTCACCGCTCTATTGAAGGCTTCATGCCCAACAGCGACTCAGGATGTAAGAGCCAACCTTGAGAACCGTGCTAAAGCCATTCAAACGGCTCTGTACGGTCCTTTGAACCCGTCCGAACCTAATGATGACTACTGGGCAAAGATGGGGGCTGAATGGGGCGTTAGCGCCGAGGAAGCCAAGAAACAGCGATGCGGGAACTGTGCGGCGTTTATCCAAACCTCGGCGATGCTTCAATGTATCGAAGGTGGATTAGCCCAAGGCGACACTCGCCAAACCGCTTGGGATGTCACCGAGGCTGGAGAGTTGGGATATTGCGAGGCTTTCGATTTTAAGTGTGCGAGCGCTCGCACTTGTCGGGCTTGGATTGTCGGAGGTCCAGTCAATGATTCAAATGCAGGGCGACTCAAGTAATGTCCAAGGGAAGCGCTAAAACTAAACATCCTTTTAATCCAATACAGATTAAAGACGGCTGGATAGTTAGACTTTACAAAGACGGCAGAATTAAAGAGCGAATTGAAAAATATCCGCCTGAGAAGAAAAAATGACAACAACAGTTCGAGTGCCTTTAGAAGTATTCGAAACCTGTGATAGATGTGGAGCCAAGGCTAAAGTCGGGGCAACTTTTCTAAACGGTGAACTTTACTTTTGTGGTCACCATGCAAAGACATTGCAACCTCACTTGATTGCGAAGGCGATAACTATTTATGACCCTGAACGATATATGGAAGAACGAGAATCACTCGGCTGATTGCTACCGAGTAATCCCCGTCCCTAATCCAACTTACTTTGAGTCCCGCGTAATCTGCGTGTGCGGATTACAGGGCTTCGATAATCGAAGTAACTACCGAACTAATAACAATAAGAACGAAACTACCCAAGAGGGTAACGCCCCATAGGTAACGAAGTTCAGGGAACTTTGCTGGTGGACGCTTCATCTTAATTGTTGGCTTGTTTACAATCTGACTGAACTTTTGGTCAATCATCTCTTGTTGATTCTCCATAGATTCCTCTCTTGTTGTAAGGATATACAACTAGGGTTAGGATACTACTTCTTTACCGATGGTGCAACTTTTCGCTTGAGTTGATTGAAATAAATAAATGGGGCAGATGTGTAGGCGTCATTGTCTGCGCTTATCTTAAGAGCCTTGGCTAGAGAGGCTCCAGCCGATAGCGCACCGATTCCATAACTAGAACCCGAGCCAACACCGTAGAAACCTTTTGTGTCCAAACACACCGAGAAGTCATCGGCTATTTCGAATATCTCTCCACCAATAGCAACAAGGAAAGAGAACTTTGCTTCATCATCGTCGGAGTCCCACTTGTATTCATTCTCTTTGAAACAGGCTTTGAGAGACGGGACAACCTTGGCAATCATGAAATGATAAAGGTCATTCCAGTCTTTAACCGTTGGAGTTGGTGGAATCCATATATGTTGAGCAATATCGCAAGGCGCACATTCTCCAGCACCCGCAATTATGTAATCACCCTTTTGACTTATCTTCACCATCTGAGGATGGTTAGCAGTTCGCCCATTGCCAGCAGTCACCTGCGAGTCAGCGCCTAAAGAAACTTTGTCGGGATGTTGAATGGCAAGGATTGTTGTCATTATGCCCCGCTTAGTTTAACTCTGCGCTTTTGGTCAATCTCATCTTGAACATCCCCGAAAGTACGACCAGCCAACTTTTTATTAAAGTGGCGGATGTTATTGGCAGGTATGCCGATTTTATTGCTTGGCAGAGTTATTGCCAATAAGTCACTTGCATCTTGGCTCGAGTATCCAGCATCTAAGATAGCGACATCATCGGGAAAGACTTCAGCATGGCGGTCAGTCTCTTTGTTAATCAAATGGTCTTGCTTTCCGCCCATACTGTAAAGGTAGCGAAAGTTAGCAGGGCAGTCAGGCTCTACGACTTTCTTGAATAGTGCAACCTCTTTTGTGTAGCAGTAGAAAGTGACATCGGGAGTTGCTCGAGCAATCTTCAACCATAGATTGAGATAATCTTCAGAGAAGAAATCTCCAGCATCGTGAATTCGAATGTGCTTGCCAATCATCTTAGGCTTTTGCACTTCAGCCAACATCTGCTCAAACCATTGCTCGGGATAGTTCAAAACATATTCAAGATTTAAGATATGGCGCGAGCGCACATTGCGAAACAGATAAGTGCCGTTTCTTGCATAACAAAAACTTGAACAGGCTCCTGCTTGCGGACAAACATTAAAATTGCTTCCATCTGTTAATTTTATGGCAAAGGCAGGAAGAGTCCAGTTAAAGATTCCGTCAGGCTTTAACTCGCTGTTTTGTGTCAGCAGTTTTTTTGGTGGGTTCATGGCACCAATCGTAACGGTTAGGGTTTTACAACCTCGGTTTGAACAGCCATCAATCCAAGCGTGGCGTTTTTCCATACCTCGGGAGTTCCCGTATCAGGAAGGTACCCACCCGCACCGCCTAAGAGAATCGGCAGATTGTGAAACTGTTCACGGATAAGGCGCATTGAGTTGAAATATCCCTCGGGCGTATACATGAGATTTGATAGTGGGTCATCGGCTAAGCCATCGGCACCACACGCAACAAAAATCATTGTAGGTTGAAACTCTTCACACGCTTGAAGGAATCCCTCGGTAGCGCTGAGTAAAGCATCGTCACCTGACCCTGCGGCAAGCGGGAAGTTGTAAGCGCGATTTTTCCAATCGCTGAGCAAACCCGTGCCTGGGAAAATTCCATACTCATGAACTGAATAAGTCAGAACATTCTTATTGGATTTAAGTAACATCTCTGTACCGTCACCATGGTGAGCATCGCAATCAAAGATAGCGATTCGCTGGTCATACTCATTCGTTGCTTTAGTTGCGGCGATAGCAAAATCAGCAAAGACGCAGAACCCGCTGGCATAATCACGCATCGCATGGTGCTTGGCTCCAGCGAAATTAACAGCGAGTAGAGTTTTCTTATCAAGCAAAACATCTAGGGCAGTCAAAGTACCGCTCACAAACATCTTGGCTAACTCGCCTAAGTCGTGGCGTTGTCCTGTCCATTCATCGCACTCACCGCGGACAGTTACATCAAAGACATAGCCCATCTCATGAATTAGGTGTAGGTCATCAGTTGAGCATGGTTGAGGTTCTATCTCCCAAACATTTAAGTGACGCTTTTGCGATTCCAGCATGACTTGATTACGAGCATGAAGAAACCTACGCCCTTGAGTTGGATGCGTTGGGTCAAAAATCCAATTCGCATACTCAGGCGAATGAACCAAAATTGCGTGTTCCATTGTTACTCCTCTCGTTATTAAACCCCAGTATAAACTATTTTTGCTGATAAGGACAATTCGCTATTAGTTGAGCAAGAAGAGCATTACGACTTTCTCTCATTCCCATCAATGCTTTTGAGCCATCGGCAGACCATTCTTTGTAGAGGTTTTCAAAGTCCTCGGTGTTTGGTGCTGGATGATAAACAAGACACTTGCAGGGAGATTGGCTCATTCTCTTAGCGCTATTTTTCTGTTTTTGTAATTGTGATTGAGAATAGTTCCAGTTGCTCATTTCTTGTTCCTCTCTTTAAGAACAACCTTTGCGGCGAGAAGTCTCTGCTCGTCCTCGGTTGTATTGCGCCATGGCAACATCTGAAGAGCCTTGACCATATTCTTCAAAGCCCAAGTTGGCTGGTTGCCAACAATCTTCTTTGCTTCTTCGAGTGTCATACCGCTACCTCCGACTTCATTTTCTTCCATCGCTTGTACTCAGATGATTGAACCAAGATGCCATAACCGCTGTTTATCTCTTGAGCGCCATCCCACAATTCCTTGGCGATTGCTCCGCGACCTTCGTAGCCCTCATCAATAAATCGTTCGAAGTTACCAGTTGAATCGGAGACAATCCATCCGCGTTGAGGATTTCCGTTTGTTGTGTTTGGAGCCTTGATGTAAGTAAGGAATTTCATTACGCAACCGCCTTTCCAAATTCGTAGGAACGGAAGCAAGATGCTTTGTAAGCAACTTCTCCGATGTTGTCGCAGTACACGCCTTCGACTGTCCCCTTGTTGAAAACAGTTCCTTTACGGACATATTGGCGAGTTACTGTGTAGGTATCGTCCCAACCCAATGCGATTGAAACTCGGTAACCAGCACCGCACTTAAGTTCAACTTCGATTGTTTCGCCATCATTATTTTTTACAACAATGACGCGACCACCTGAAATTGCCAATATGTTCATGTGACCAATTTGTTTAATCAATTCGTCCTCGTTAAAAGGACGACCTGTTGCTGTTGTCATTTTTAACCTCCCTCTACTTAGTTGTAAATCGTTCGCCAGTTACTACATTGACAAGTTTGACCCCGCTACCAAAAGCGGCAGTTCTCTCAAAATCAGCCTCAGCCTCTAACATTTTTAGAAACTCAGGATTTTGCAACAACCTTTTTTGATAAGCCAATCTTTCTTGCTTTTCCTTTTCTTGCTGTTCCATTTTGCCCCCTCTCGGACAATCTGAGTATATCATAACTAGGGTTAGTTATTCCTGTTAATTCTGACTTGCGACACAGGAATTCCGTTAGCCTCGGCAAACTTCTTTTTTGCCTGAGCCAAGACCGAACGCTTCTCTTTAGATTCGGCAGTCAAAATCAAGAACGCAACGACATTCGCCCATCCTTGAGCGTCCTCAGAATTTTCAGCACCATAAGTTGCTATCCATTCAGCGGCGCTATGTAAATCTCCGACAGATGGTGATTGTGGGACTAAACCTTCGTGAAGGAATCTATCGACAGAATCTTGGTCGGCAGAAATTCTTTCGCCCCACTCAAAACCTTTGTAGTCAAGAGCCATTATTTGAACCTCGCAATCTTTAACGCGCTTTGGAATTCCTTTTCAAACTCCACCGCATAACAAGCCAAACAAACGCCTTTTGGAAAGACTTCCATCTTTTCAATGGCGACCCCGCATTTCACGCACTTTTCCATTTCGTCCTCCTCTCGGACATCTCTGAGTATACCAAACGGGGGTTAATAAAGCCAATCAAGAAAGCCTGTTTCCTCTGTCAAATCGTGGCGTGTCGAGTCAAAGTTGAGCGGGGCTGACTCAACTTTAGGGATATTTCCAAACCCCCATTTGGTATAATGGGTAATGAAAGGGAGGAAATATGCCAAAAGTCAAAGACCAAGCAGGTCGGCTCTATGCCGCAGAAGAGATGTCGGGCATCAAGTACAGCGAAGCCTTGACTCTCCAAGAGTGTCAGAAGTTCGTCGATAAAATCATTTCTCGAAAATATGTAATCGAGAAATACGGCATACAAGCCAAGCGTCCGATTGTCGTTCTCGATGGTCGAGGTCGTAGAAAGGCTTGCGCCACAATTTATTACGGGAAGCGAGCAATTAAATTACCAAAGTGGGCTAGAGGAAAATATGTGATTCTCCATGAGGTCGCTCACCACTTAACTAATCTCGACGGACACAAACCCGAGTTCGCATCATGTCTGCTCGATTTAGTTCGACACTTCTTAGGCAAAGAATCTGCCGATGCGTTACAGGGTGCCTACCACTACAAAGGCGTCAAGGTCGTTGGTAAGAACAAGCCAGTCAAAGCGCGATGCCCTGAATCAAGAAAGCAATGGCTCGAGGATAGGAAAAAGTTTGATTCGGAGTTGAAGGAAAAGTTAGCAAAAGTCGCATAGGCTAGAATTGGAATATGAAAAAATTCCAAGACATCATGACCCGTATGGTTGCGGTGTTTACTGTCGGCGCTCTTGGCACTCTTGGTGCTGGAGCCGTTGTTGGAGTTGAAACTTGGGTGGCACTTTCAATGGCTGGATTGTTAGCAGTTGCATCCGTAGCCGAGAGGTTAGCCCGAGAATATCTTGATGATGGGAAACTAACCCTCGACGAAATCAATGGAGCATTTAGTCCATTCGCTAAATCAGAAGAGGCTAGTCATCCTTCTTCCGACGAAGAGGGTAAGTCAAAACCCAAACACCAAAAGTAATTAGGATTGCATAACCAACGATATTTTTAGCAACACCATCAACAAGAATCCAAGCAACAAACATTCCAAGCATTGTCCATATTTGACCGATGAGGTCATTTAAGAAGTCTTTCAATTTGGTCTCCTATATCCGATACTACCGATTGCGGTAGCCATTGTAGTTGTAGCGATATTGCCAACGATTGTCGCGGCAATAACTGTCTTGCTTGCTTCTTCGCGTTCTTCAGGAGACATATCTGCTCCAAGGTTTCCGATAGCAAACAGTAATTGTGCAGGGCTTTCAAAAATTGCTGTAACAATATCTCCAGCCGATGTAAGCAGTTCTAAAGCAACAGCGACTTCGGCTGTAATAACAACCTCGTTGCCATTCTCATCTTGACGAACTTCAACAGGTGTCTCGGCAGGTAAATCTTCTAATGTGATTCCAGCCTCGGCGATAGATTCAACAGTTACCGCTTGACCGTTTGCAGATTCAATAAGTACATCAGCGACAAACTCTCTTTCAGCAGGAGTGAACTTTCCATCGGATGCAAGAGTCTCTGAAAGATTATTAACTTCGGCTTGAGTAATCTTTCCATCGGCATCAAGGGCAGAGATAACAAGGTCTTTCTCGGCTGTGTTGAGAGAACCGTTCTCGCTTAAAGTTTCAATCAAAGCAGTTGCTTCGGCTTCAGTTACTTTGCCATCTTCCATCAATGAATCAACTACCGCTTCAGCATCAGCAGGTGTAATCTTTCCATCCGTTAAAACATCTTCTAAAACTTCGGAGGTCTCAGGTGATTCTGTGGACGGATTTTCTTGCGGTGGCTCTACTGGGATTGGTTCTATTGGGTTTTCGACTGGTGGTTCGAGAACAGGTGGTTCCTCGACAGGTGGCAATTCTATTTCGGGTTCTTGAGGTGACGGCGGTTCTTCTATTGGTGGCAATGGTTCTTCGATGGGTGGGTCAATAGGTGGTAGTGGTTCGGGTATGGGATTTATCGGGGCAGTATCCGTTGGGGGTTCAACGGGTTCAGGCTGAGGTGGTTCAACGGGCGGAACAACTGGCTCAGGAACGGGGAGCGGTACAGGTTCAGGGGCAGGTTCGATTGGCGTTACAGGATTTGGATTTGGCGCAGGTTCAGGGGACGGAATGGGAGTGGGTTCAGGAACAGGAACAGGTTCAGGTTGCGGAACTGGAACGGGAGTCGGCTCTACCGCGGGGGTACCGTTTGGATTCGGAACAGGGATTGGTTCGGGACTTGGTTCAGGTGACGGAATTGGAATTGGGGTAGGCGATGGTTCAGGTGTTGTGGTTTCTGTCGGGGTTGGGGTTGGGGTTGGCGTTGGATTGGGTGTTGGTGAAGGTGATGCTTCGGGATTTGAAGGCACGGGTGTCGGCGTTGGAGAAGATTCGGGAGAAGGAGTAGGCGATGGCGAAGGTGTGGGTTCAGTTGTGGACGGCGAAGGTTGCGGGGTCGGTTCAGGTTGAGGAGTCGGAGTTACGGAAGGTTCAGGGCTTGGAGATGGTGAAGCCGTTGGTTCCGATGTTGGTTGAGGTGTCGGAGAAGGAGTGGGCGATGGTTCCGACGGTGTTGGTGAAGGACTCACCGTTGGTTCAGGTGACGGACTCGGAGAAGGCTCAGGACTTGCAGTTGGCTGAGGCGATGGTTGAGGTGTTGGAGCCGTGGAGGGACTAGGTGAAGGTGTTGGTTCAACAATCGCTTCAGCAGTTACAACAGGTGCAACATAAACTCTAGTAAGACCAGCCTCTTCTAAAGAAACAACACGACCATCAGGTAAACGAACACCAGTTCTAGTTTGCAATCCCGCTTGAACATTTGAAAGATAAGTAATAGTTAAAGTGCTATCAGGATTGATTGATGCAGTTACCACGATTGTCGAAAGTGGATTGGCTGAAGCATTTTGTCCATAAGGTCTGACCGCTAAATCAACTTGGAATCCCGCTTGGCTTGAAGTAATAATTAAATGCTCATCAGCCGCTTGCCATCCAGCAGGATAACTATTTGATGGATTTGGATTATTAGGGTTAAGCACTACCCAGTCATAAGCATTAACAGAAATTGAAGGTGCGTTTGGAAAAGTGGCGTAATTATTATCTTGCTGACCAAAAACAATAGTTGAGTTTGTAGTTGCATAAACAGCGTTATAGGTAGTGCCTTGAAAATCGATAGCCGAAGGCAGGGCTACTTGGTAAGAGACATCATCGCCTCCGCAGGTATTTTGGACGATTACTGGAGTGGAGGCGGTAGTGGCAGTTCCCGATTCTGAGGGCGCCAAGAGGGTAGCCGATTCTGAGGCGGTAGCCACGGATTGAGCCGTAGTTACGCAAGAGGCTGAGGCTGAGTCGGTAGGCAAGAAAGTCCACCAAAAGACCAAAGAACAGATGGCGAGAATACGGAATAAGCGCAATTTTGACCCTTTGAACAGGGGTCACGGGGACACGGGGACACGAACTAGGGCTAATTGTACCTTGAGCGATATTCATGCTAAACTGGGGTTGTAAATGAGAGGAGACCCAATGAGCGTGACAAAAGAGTTCGCAGTCAAGATTGATACAGAGTTATCATCTTGGTACAACAAGCGTTGGGATTTAATCAGCAAACTAGAGAGTGCTGAAGATTCAGTTAAGTTTTACGAAAAGTATTACCCAACTTCAGTAGAAAAGATTCAAGAATCTATTGAGAAGGTTGCAAAGATTAAGTCAGAAATTGTCAAGGTCAATATCGAAATCAAAAAGTTAGATGCGATTTACGACCAAGACCCATGGACAAGAGCGTTCTTAGTTCTTGCCAGCAATGGTCATGTTCACAGTTCAATGGATTGCTCAACTTGTTTCCCAACTACTCGTTACAACTGGTTAATCCAGTACAGCAACGACGATGAGAAAACAATCGTTGAGGATGCTGGTCAAGATGCTTGCACAATTTGTTACCCAAGCGCTCCAGCAGAAGTTTTGAATCGTCCATCACGAATCGTCACAGCAGACAAAGTTGCTAAGGCTCAAGCAAAGGCAGAGCGCGACGCAAAGAAGGCTGAGCGAATCGCTAAGGAAAAAGCAAACGCTCCAACAAAAAGCGGTGAGTTCCTTTACTTCAAAGATGGAAAATACACAGAGGTAATCAAGACAGAGCGTTCAGCGGTTACAGAGTGGTTCAACTTGCAATGGAAAGTAGAAGTCGTGACTCACTACTTCGATGGAACACCACACAGCGCTGAATCAATCTTGGAGCAAGAGCAAAAAATTGCTAAGAACAAAGAGAAGGCTGACATCATCTGCCAAAATCTTGCAGAGAAGAACGGCGTGTCATTTGACCAGCAGTTGAAAATACTTCAGAATAAGTACAAGAAGAGGGGGAACTAATGAACCAAGTAGAAGATTTAATGGCACAGTTGGTCGCTGAACATAGCGAGCCACTTCATCCTGACCTGCTTCCATACTTCGAAAAAAGCACAGGTGAGTGGGAAATGTTGCGCCATCCACTTGTTTATCAAGTGCCATTCCGTTCAAACGGTAGCGCTAATGCTCAGTATGCCCAAAAATTAAAAGCAGTCAAAGAAGCGCTTGGCTCTTGGAATTACAGCCAATATGTATTTTTACATGAGCGCCCATACAGAGTTGAAGCGTTCAAGAAAATCGAGAAGCAATTAGGCATTGTTAATTACTGGCAATTACTTACTCAGGTTTGGATAGATACAGAAAACCAGTATGCCTATCTAAAGGATTGGAAGAAATTACTTTCCGCTGACCGTGGAGACCGTAACGACATGATGAATGACGAGGATAAAGAATCCTTGCGCTTGCTTCCTGAAGAGGTAACTATTTACAGAGGTTGCCAAGAAGGATTGAACGAGAACGGATTATCTTGGACACTAGATAAATCCAAAGCAGAATTCTTCGCCAATCGATTTGGCAAGAAGGGAATCATCTTGGAGAGGAAGATTCCAAAGTCAGAAATCGTGGCACTACTTACAGTCCGCGGTGAGACAGAAGTTATATGGGAGGAAAAATAATGAAATGCTTTACTTGCGGTAGCGAGTTAAGACTGACCATGATTAAAGGAAAAACCTATTGCTTTAGATGTGAGGCAGATGCTTCACTTCAGGCTTACGGTGTAGTTCGACGAATCAAAGAGAGGACAGCATGAACGAGACCAGTTATATCGAGCGAGTATGTTCGAGAAGAGGAGTCCGCTTAAGTGCCAAGGGTCGTAAGTGGGCAGAGAACGCTGAAGGCATTGCCTTTGTATTTTTTATCCTGCTCGCCTTCGGGGTTGTGGGGTCAATAGAGAGTGGGAAGTGGTTCGGATGAATCTACTATCACGCCTAGGGCGGAACAAGCCTCTACGGGTCTCTGAAGGCTCATTAAGGGCAATTCGGCGAGCGCAGTTGGAAAAGGTGCTATCTGAAGAGGCTGATAAGCGACGCGCCCGAAAGAAGGCTCGAGAGTTCAAGTTGAATTCTTAACCCCAGTAGGGTATACTGGTTTTGTAACCAAGAGAGGGGATACAAAATGAAGGCGCTTGAAGAGATGACTGCTCAAGAGATTCTAAAGGCAATAGCCAAGTTAGATAGAGCGATGTTTGCTCAACCAGTTGCAAAGCAAGCCGAATATGCGAAAGCAATAGGTCGATTGATTCAACTTCATCAGAAGAAAATTAAAGAGGGGGCAAAATAATGACAAAGACAGATATTCACGCGGAAAGCAATCGTATTATTGGTTCGTATGTCGCTAAGCAAGAAGCGATAGCCAAAGCAAGTGCTTATGACATTCTTGTAGAGGCATCAGAATCAGCAGAGCAAGCGGTCAAGGCTTGCCGTCCAACACCGATTGTTGTCGGTACTCCAACAACTTTCCTTGGAAATAAAATTGACGAATCAAAGCCAACATATTTTATTGAAGGTGGCGTTTGCGGATTCGCTTCAGTCGTCATCAAACCAGCGCGAGGTAAATTCGTTGCTCTTTTGAAGAAGCGCGGAATCGGTGGAGCGCATTATTACGGTGGTTATTCCGTCAGTTCATGGGAGTTTGCACCAAGTATCCGTCAAGACCAAAGTTACGAAAGAGCGTGTGCGGCGGCTAAGGGAGCGGTAGAAGTTCTCAAGAGTTACGGCATCAATGCTTATGTTGATTCAAGGATTGACTAAGTAACAAACAGAATTCATCCCGTCGGTCTCTTCTTAGATTGGCGGGATGAACCTTACTATCCGTCGGGTATCATTTCCGACGGGTACCCATAGTCGGTGGCGTTGTAGCGCTGTTGCGCGTCCGTCCTCTCTCTAGCGTGACTGTATTGCTCCGCCACCGACGCTCAACTATTGACAGTCGTTCATCTCCATGATGTACCCTTAAATCAGGTTCGCAAAACACCTACTAGCCAAAGTGAGGTCAGTCCGATACTGACAACATAGAAGCGTTACAACCAGTAGCGATTAAGTGTTCACTCCTAACAATGGAGGAATATGCGATTCTATGAAAACATCTTCAAACCAATTCCAAGCATTATCTTTGTTCTTGGAATTATCATTATCAATCCGTTCCACATTCCACCTGACCCAGTAGCGCAAGCAAGTGAAATACCAGTAATGAAACCAATACTGGTCGAGCGCACACCCGAAGCATCCAAAGAGTTCGCTCAAAAGCGTCTTGATGCTTACGGTTGGGATACACCTACGCAATGGGAATGTCTCCTATCGCTGTGGACTAAGGAATCAAACTGGCGCCCTAATGCGTACAACAAAACACCCGTATACCAAAATGGAGAAAAACTTCACGCTGGCGGAATCCCACAAATACTTGGACTAAATCCTGACCTTACGGTGGAGGTACAAGTGGAGCGCGGACTCATCTATATCGAATCTCGATATTCGAATCCCTGCTCGGCGTGGCGCTTTTGGGAAAGAAATTTTTGGTACTAACCTCCCTAAATGGGAAATCAAGAAGAACATAAGAAACCTTCAGCAATAGACGATGCGCTCGCCGAAATCGGGCGCATCGCCTTTGTTGAACCAGCAATTTGTACAGGATGGGTTCTCGTATCCGAATGGATGGGAGAGGGCGACAAAGATTATTGGACGCTCACACTTGCTGATGACCAAAATCCTGATTGGCGTCATCTTGGATTAGTTCACCATGGATTAAAAAACTGGGAGGGGAATGATGATGTCGGACTTAGAGATAAACCAAGCGAAGATTGAAGAAGAAAGATTACAACTGCTCAACGATTTAATTAGGGAGCGATTCGGAGAATGGGCGACACGCAAAGATGTCCCAATCACGAATAATCAAGAAGTCTCAAGATAACATTTATACATGGGTTCATTTACATCTAAAGCGCCATGTCGGGAAGCCGACCCTTGGCTCTTTGACCAATTCAATTTAGATTTAGCACAACCCGCGTTAAATTATTGTTCTCGTTGTTATTTTTGGACAGAGTGTGAATCTCTAGTACAGCCTAAGCCAAACTTCTATGACGGAATTGTTGGTGGCAAGGTATGGCGTAATGGAAGAGTATTGGCTAAGTTAGACGCCTCTTCCCCTAATCGCTTACTTGTCGGAGAGGAACTTGATGAAGAAAATTTTGATGCCTTGGAAGTTCGAGGGAGCGAGTTGCTGGGGCTTGGAGACGGATTATTTTTTCCCCGAGAAGAATTTGATAACGGAAGAAAACAAGAAAGCGAAAAAGATTTGTAATGGATGCGTATGGAAAACAGAATGTCTGACCTATGCGTTACATTACAAAGTAGTCGGCATTTGGGGTGGAACATCTACTAAAGAACGCGACAGAATGAGAAAAAAACTAAACATAA